TATCTCTTCTCCTAACTTATCATCTCTAACTTGTAGTTTAAAGAATGTAGTTTGAGGAGGTAGCAGGGCCAACATCAACTTTGCTGCTAACGTGACCACTGCTTTAGATCCGCAGCTTTGCCACGGAGTAACCAGTCTTTTATGATTGGGGTGTGAAGTTAGATCTCGTTCAATGAGATAAGGCAACGTGAGTTCAGAACAAGTAACTGCAGTGTCTAAGAATTGAGATCTCCCACTAGTTAATTGTGCATATCTTTCACGTGCGCTCATAAGTTTGTTCCTCCAGCTGGTGCATCACCACCAGTATTAACATTACTTCCTAACTTAATTCTTAAAGCACCTGTACCTTTGGCTTGTGTATTCTTAGCCTTCTTACTCTTTGCTCTTCTTACCTGTGGATTCACATCTGTAACCAATGGTTCAGGTTGAGGTACAGGGGGAGCTGGTGGTGCAGGTGGTGGTGGTGCAGGTGTTAAAGGTGGTGGTTTTGGCGGGGTGTATGACGAGCTTCCTCCTAAACACATTAGATTTCATCCTCCATAATAGATTTAATATATTCAATGACACTGGCTTGACCAGATCTATACATAATTGATTCAATTGATTCTTTAGGATGAACGGGTTGCCATCCAAAGTTTGCCTCTAACTTATCAATAAGCTCATCTAACCTATCGTTATGTAGCCTAAGAGTATTGAGGGAGATTGGTGTTTGCATGTTCAAAAAAGGCTGGCATTCTAGCTCGCTGTGTCTCAGAAAACTCTGGGGCTTTACCCTCATACATTAACCGATCACTAGCATCGAGCCAGAATTTTTTGTCCAAATATTTATCGTAGGTATTTCTAACAAAGAAAATTGCACGTTCTGCTACTAAAGCTTTTAATATTGTATGGTCAGGGTGAGCCTCCCAAGCATCTCTCAGCTTAAGAGCCTCATATTCTGACTGTGAATCAGTACCCAAGGCATTTGTTACGTAACCCAGGGCTTGATCATGTTTGATTTCATCTTTAACATTTGATTCTAGAAGTACTCGTGCAGAGTCGGGAACACCTTTCTCAAGTGCTTCTGTAACAAATTCGCCAACTGGTAGCTCCATATGCCGTATTGCAAGCGCACGGAATATGGTTTCTTCGGCTCCATCCTTAAGCTTACCAGCTGTGGTTTGGATTGGTGTCCAAGTTCTCTTTCTATTGAGTAATTTAACATAAGGGTCTTTCATTATTCTTGACAATCGCAGGGTAATTCATCTTTTTGTAAAATGTCCTGCAAGTAATCG